TGAAAGGGATGTATTAGCGGCAAACAATATCTTAAAGTTTGCTCTAAATCCTAAAAATAAAACAGGGCAGGTACTGTCCGATGAGCCTATGGAGACGCTGGCATTAGTCAGGTCTGAGAAGTAGGAACTATTGACGGGCGTTCTTTGCGTCCTTAAATGGGGTACAACTCGTTTATAACAACAATGTCAATAATTAAAATTATGAAAGGAGGAAGCGAAATGAACATAAAGGAAGCGATTGAGGTGCTGAAAAAATGGGGAAGTCTTTACGACGGTACAAGTGAATTACTAACGTGGGACATGAACGTTTTTAATGAAGCCATTGACACGGTAATAGCGGAGGTGGAGAAGCATTTGCCAACGGATGAAAAGACTGTTTGTCCCGAGTGCCTTAATCAATGCACCAATGAGGAACTTAAAATGTTTGGTGGATTATGTGAGGAATGTTCGGTTGATTTTAATTGAAGGAGGGAACGAAATGACCCGGGAAGAAGTATCAAAGACCAAGTGGAATTACCTATGCTTTAACCAACGGAACAAATGAAAGCCATCACTATGATTTTGAAATAACTATTGATAGAGACATTATCAAAGCTACGTCATCTTAATGGTGGCTAACGAACGAGTATATGGCAAGGTGGGGGTAAGAGTGCTGACCTATCAAGCCACAATGAACTAAATTAACAGCACTAAATTGGAACGATGCCCCAATTTGCTATATACATTGTTAGGCATCTGTAAAAATTACGGATATGAAAGTAGAACACGAACAAATTAAAATTGGTAGTAGAGTAAGGCTGCTTGAAGATGTAGAGATGTTTAATTGCACATACACAAAAGGACATGAATTTAAGGTTTACGGCAGTTCTTATCGTGGCTGGGACTTAATTGATGACGATGGAAACAAAATGGATGAATGTTTATTTATACACGATAAGTTGGAATTAGTAAAGGCGTAGTAATTTTTATTGTGCCTAACGTGTGAGGCTATGAGCAGTTGCCTTGTAAATACTGCTCAATTAACCACAAAGGTTGATAGGCAATTGCTTATAGCCTTTGTTAGCACCAGTTTTTATTATGAATTACGAAGAAATAAAACAAAAAGTAACGGACAGAGAAATTAACTGTGAACAAGCATTTGAAAGCCTTGCAGAAATCGGCTATTGTCCAAATTTATTAAACGATGATAATGGTCATTGGGCTGTAAAATTTGATGGCTTTCAAAATGTACCGATGGGAGATGACCCCGAAGATATTTCAAGCACTTGTTTTATTGAAGCAAAGGATTGGAAAGATAGTATTTACGAAGCACTTGTTTGGGCGTTGTCCTAAAATTGGTGCTAACGAATATGTAAACGCAATTAACATAAAATAGGAGGCAAAGAAATGAAAGAGAAAGAATACACAACAGAGGATTGGGTAGCAATTCACCAAGAGTTCTTCACTCTTGCCCGTGAGGTTGAAGATTTGAGACTGCACGGAGAACTTTTATCTGCATTCATAAAGTCGTTTCAAATAGGTTATGACCTTGGATTTCAAGAGGGGATGAACGAAGAATGGCAATCATTGGAGTAAACGGAAAAATGCAAAACGGAAAGGATACTGTCGGAAAGATCTGGCAGTACCTTTCCTTTAATGACAAACAACCTGGTCAGGACTTCATACAGGTGATGACCCAGGTTAATGATATGAGGTTAGCGCAAACGTCAGGATGGGAGATAAAGAAGTTTGCTGGTAAGCTGAAAGAGATCGCTTCGATCCTGACAGGTATCCCGGTAGAGGACTTCGAGAAAGAAGAAGTAAAGAACAGTTACCTTGATTCGGAGTGGGATATTACAGAACAAGAGCCTGGCGGGGTTAACGGAACTCTTGTTTCCAATTTCACTTATAATATGACTGTTCGCAGTCTACTCCAAAGAGTAGGTACTGATTGTATAAGAAACCATCTCCATCCGGATGCCTGGGTAAACGCTCTGTTCGCGGACTACAAGCCTCTCATATCCTCTGATGGGAAGAAAATTTATCCTAATTGGATCATCACAGACGTTCGATTTCCGAACGAGGCTGACGCTATCAAAAAGCGTGGTGGAATATTGATCCGGATAGAGAAACCATGTCCTGAATGTGGTGTTATGGAAGGGCATAAGATGATACCGCATAAAGTACAGCCTTCAGAGCATCCTTCTGAAACAGCTCTTGATGACTACCAGAAATTTGATTACGTCATCCAGAATGACGGTACGATTGAAGATCTAATCGAAAAAGTAAAAGCAATACACGATAAAGTATGTATGTAGATGTAAAAGTTACTGTATGGCAGAGGATACATCTCAACGAAGAAGGAGCAACTCTGAATGATATTAAGAAAACAATCGAAGAGGGTGGTGTTGGGTCACTTTGGGACAGGGAGGATTGTGATATTTATTGGGAAACCATGGTGGAGACGGAGGAGTATATCTCTGTTTCTGAAAACGGTGGCTGTTCTACTGTCGAGGTTTATGACGATGATGGGAATTTGTTGTGGAAAAATGCAGAAATATGAATGAAGAGAATAAAATAAGAAAAGCATGTTCTGTCTGTGGATCTGAGGATGTAAAGATGGACGCATGGGTTGTATGGAACTACGATAAACAGGAATGGGAAATAGATAACTTGTTTGGAGAAGATTGCTGGTGTGAGAATTGTGAGGATAATTGTAAAATAACTGATAAGGAGGATTAGTATGAAAGACAATGCAAGAAAGTTAAGACTCATGTTAAGGAGGATAGATCCGAATCTGTTCTACGTCATAACTATTCATAATGGTATAATATCTTTTCAGGGAAAGTTTAACCCTCAAGTTGTTATATATCTCAGAAATCATAAATTCGTGAATTCAATATCCATTAATGGGTACGTCGAATTTTCACGGTCTAACATTAAAATTGTATTGACATGAAGATGAACATTAACATCTCTCACTTTGAGGAGCTGATGAAAAGAGGGTATAGTCTTGACATGGTTTATCTCCTGATGCTTATTGATGAAGGAGCTGACCTGTCAGGGTTATATCAGGAAAGCGAGAGAGCAGCCAACATACGCAGTGCTATGTTGAGAAAAGCTCTTATTACAGAGAATGACAAGATTACTCTGCTTGGAAAAGACCTTCTTGCTTTCATGTCCTCCACGAAAAGAGGGAGGCTTGAGAAAAAGAAGGTTCTTTCCACGGAGTTTGATGAATGGTGGAAAATGTTTCCAGGGACTGATACCTTTGAATATAAAGGCAAGAAGTTCATTGGTTCAAGGGCATTGAGGCAGAACAAAGATGCATGCAGAGTGAAGTTTGAGAAGATAATCATAAAGGGAGATTATACGGCAGAAGAGCTGATAGAGGCCCTCAAATATGATGTGGTGCAGAAGAAAGAGGCTTCTTTCAAGACTGGAAATAACAAGCTTTCTTACATGCAAAACAGCCTCACCTATCTTTACCAAAGAAGTTTTGAGCCATTTATCGAATTGATTAAAAAAGGTATCAGAGATGATGCAATTGATGATGAACCTATAAGAAGCGTAGAAATATGAGTTTTGATACAATCAGAGAAGAAGTAGAAAAGGGTTTGTTAGGTTTGAATGAAGGCATCCCTATGGGTTTCTATAGGGTGAACAAGTATATAGGCATAAGAAAGAGGATAATGACCCTCATCTTTGGTGCAACTGGATGTTTGTCAGGTGATACCGTGATAAATATATTACATGGAACAAACAGACATTGTAGTAGAAAGTATTCACTAGAAGAATTATATTATAAGTTCAACTGCCTTGGTGTTCCGGAGAGTATAAAGAAGCAAAAGAAGAAAACTGGTAGGAGGTGGAGTGGTAAACATTCGACTAAAGCTATCTGCTATCAGCATGATCGTGATATTTTAACATTTAACAATGTAATGAATGTAGTTCAGTCTGGAATAAAAGAGACTTTTGTACTGAAAACTGCTAAAGGTAAAGAAATAAGAGCAACCAAAGATCATAAGTTTCTTGTATCTCTTCCTTCAGTTTATAAAAGTCTGTCAGATCTTTCAGTTGGAGATACTGTGTATGTACGATGTAATAAATCTTCAAAAGGCAGAAAATCAAGACCTTATAGATATAATATTATTACAGCAATGCCTTATTATCCTTCTGCTACAAGTAAAAAAACAGTAACAAAAGGAGTTGAATATAATTATCAGAGAATAAGTAGAACTAGGGCTGTTTATGATGCGTGGCTAAATAGAGTATCTCTAGATTATTTTATAGAACAAGTGAAGACAAATCCTAATCACGGATTTATATTTTCAGATACCAAGATGGATATTCATCATATAGACGGTGTATATTATAATGATGTTCCTGATAATTTGTTATTGATAACTAAAGAAGAACATAGTAGATTACACGGAAAAGACGGTCATTCTGCTCATTTTGGAGATAGGTCAATTGAAAAAGATGAAATAGTATTAATAGAAAAATGGGGGGAGGAAATGACATATGATATAGAAATGAGTAGTCCGTACAATAATTTTGAAGCAAATGGAATAATAGTTCATAACAGTGGAAAGTCAGCCTTCATGCATTCTGCCTATATCCTCCATCCATACGATTATCTGTTGGAGCACAAGAGCGGCATTAAGTTCAAGGTGATACTCTTCTCCATGGAGAGAAGCAAGGTGTATATACTTGCCAAATGGGTAAGCAGGAGGATATTCCTTACACAGGGAGTGTTGATTCCCATTCCCAAGCTATTGGGATGGTGGTCTGATGATAAGCTTACTCATGATGAACATGACCTATTCATGCAATGCAAGGACTATATAGATGGTCTTCTTGATGTGGTGGACATAGTGGAAGGTCCGCAGAACCCTACCGGTATATACAAGTATGTGAAGGAGTATGCTACAGCTAACGGTAGGTTTGAAGAGGTGGACGAGTATACCAAGATCTATGTACCCAATCATCCCAACGAGATAGTGATAGTAGCTGAGGATCATCTTGGCCTTACTAAGTCTGAGAAGGGGATGACAACAAAGAAGGAGGCCATTGATAAGCTCAGTGAGTATAATCAGTGGTTCAGGGATGCTCTTGGATATACTCCTGTTCTTGTGAGTCAGCTTAACAGAAGCTTGAATAATCCCGCTTTCATGAAGAGGGAGGCATTTGAGCCGACTATTGACGATATAAAGGAGAGTGGTAATCCCGGTGAGGCTTCCGATGTAGTGATATCATTGTTCGATCCTATAAGATATAGGACTCAGGATGATTCATACAAAGTCGGTAATTTTGTGGACCCGTCGACTGGAGGAAACTATTTCAGAAGCGTGAAGATACTCAAGAATTCCTATGGAGAGGATTCAGTGAAGATAGGGATGGCATTTCATGGTGCCACCGGCATTTTCAAGGAGCTTCCTAAGAGTAAGTATATGGATGGCTTTGACTATAATTCGTTATTTACAGGAGAATATTTTTTGTTATGAGTAGAAAGAAGAAGAAACCAAAGGAAGAAGAAAAGGTACAAATGTTCAGAGATGGATATTTCAGACTGGATTTACCTGATTCATTCAATGTGGCACTAGGTTATGCAAATCCTGGAAAAGGGTTAGCTACTCCTTCATATGTTGAAACCTATTCAATATCCAGATTATGAATATAAGAGATGTTAGACAGGATCAGTTTGCTGATACCTGGATAGAAAGTTACACCAAGATTTGGAAATAATGTACATATTATTTACATTTACATCATAAATGTAGATAATATGTATAATTTCCATAAGAATGGTAGAGACTATTCTATAGTAAGAAAAGAATCAGTGGACCTTTTCTACAAAGGGTTGAGTTGTAAAGATATATCTAAAAAATTAGTAGTAGATAGACATGCTGTAGGTAGATGGTTAAGAGAAGCTGGATGTATTTATTCTAAAGTAAATAAAACGGACATAAACTCCAGTGTATTTGATAGTATATCTACAGAAGAGCAAGCATATTGGTTAGGTTTTTTATTTGCTGATGGCTACGTTTCTAAATCTACAGCATTTGAATTATCCTTATCGCTGAAAGATATATATCATCTGAAAAAATTTAAAAAATTCTTAGATTATAAAGGAAAGATACATATAGATAATAAAATAGGAAGATGTAGAATCATGTTTAATGATTCTCAAATTGTAAATAGTTTAAAGGAATTAGGATGTATTAATAGAAAATCTTTAGTATTGACTTTTCCAGAGAAATTAGCTACTAGTTTGTATTCTCATTTTATTAGAGGATATTTTGATGGAGATGGTTATATAAACGGTACAAGTAAGCCAATATTAGTATCCTTAATAGGTACTTACTCTTTTCTAGAAGCAATACATAATATATTGAATATACCAACACATAGTATTAAACACAGAAATTCAAAACATTCAGAGTTGGTATTTACTAATAATTTATGTGGAGAAACTGCTAGAAATTTTTGTAACTATATTTATAACAACGCTACTATATTTCTTGAAAGAAAATATAATAGATTCATTGAACACGTTGAAAAATATAATAAAAGAAAGGATTTACATAATGTAGTAATATTTGATATTATTAACAATAAAATTTACAATTTCAATAATTATAAGTCTGCGTGTATTTATATAAATTGTACATTTTCTACATTAAAGCGTTGTTATGAACATGATACACTAATAAAAAAACAGTACAAAGTATTAAAATATGGAGAACATAAGAGAAAAACGACAGAGAGAACTTGCACAGTCATGGATTAGTAATAATATGTATGGTATAATAAATGCATGTCCAAGATTTGGAAAAATTTTTATGTCAATTATTATAATGAGACAAGTAAATCCAAACTCAATTTTGATAGCATATCCAGATAATAAAATTAAAAAATCTTGGGAAGATGATTTTGAGAAATTTAGTTATCATCCTTCTAACATCATGTTCACTACATATCTCTCGTTGCATAAACACGTGGAGGAAAAGTATGATCTTGTTATCCTTGATGAAATTCATCTGATGTCGGAAGCACAAATAGAAAGCTGTAAGACGCTGTTAGAAGCCAATAGACGTATTCTGGGGCTCACTGGCACGTTGTCCTCTTGGACAGCTAAAGTACTCAAGGATGAGCTTTCATTGCCTGTAGTGGCACGATACTCAATTGAGATGGCAATCAAGGAAGGAATTCTTCCCGATTATGAAATCAATGTTATAACAACTCCTCTTGATGACAAGATTCTTGTTAATTATGGAGGAAAGAGAAAGACAGAGAAGACAAGGTTTGCTAATTATAAGTGGGTTGTTGATAAGCTGGAAAAAGAAGAGAAAAATTCGTTTCATATGAAATTGAAGATAATATCAATTCTTCAAACCTCTTCATCAAGAATGAAGGCAACAATTGATCTTATAGAGAAATTCAAGGAGGAAAGGCTGCTCGTGTTTTGTGGAAGGACAGAAGTGGCGGATAATCTCGGCATTCCTTCTTTTCATAGCAAATCAAGTGAGAAGCAGGTATGGGAAGATTTTGTAGAAGGAAGAATTAAACATCTTGCCGTTGTGAAGATTGGAAACTCAGGAGTCACTTATACGCCTTTAAGCAAAGTGATAATTAACTATTTTGATAGCAATCCTGAAACAATGACACAGCGTATAAACAGGTGCATGAATATGGAGTATGACAATCCTGAAAAGAAGGCTGTCATATATGTCATCTCCTCTACAGAGCCTATTGAATTGGAATGGCTGAAGAAGAGCCTTGCTATGTTTGACAAGAATAAAATTAAATATTTATGAAACTAGAATTGATTAAGAAAACAGAAAAGAACGGTAATGTATTTTACCAAGTATTTAAAGATGATGAATATGTAACAGACACTACAGTATATGCAGGGGACGTTTTTAAAGGAGAAGATAATTTAGCATATTATAGGGCTGTAGAGATTTATAATAGGGTAAAAGACATGATGAACGCAAAAATTCCTGATTCAGAAGTTATGAAATCTGAAGAAATTTAATTATCTTTATTAGAAATAACCAAGAATAATCTTAAAAATTAAGTATGTCAAAATTAATTGCATTAGTCGGGGATACTGGGTGTGGTAAGTCACATAGTATCCAATTTCTCGATCCAAAAGAGACTTACATAATCAGTGTCGCTGATAAGGAGTTGCCCTTTAAAGGCAGTACGAAGCTTTACAACAGAGACAGCAAGAATTATAAGCATGTCAAGGATGCCGCTGAGGTATTAAGACTGCTTAACACTCTCTCTAACGACGCTCCTCAAATCAAAACTGTTATCATTGAGGACGGTAATTATATCATGGGTTTCAATCTGGTAGACAAAGCTACCGAAGGTGGGTATACGAAGTTCTCTGTAATGGCTCAGCAGATGGTATCATTGATACAGGGAGCCAAGAAGCTCAGAGATGATATGATTGTGGTGTATATTTCACATCAGGAGGAACTTGAAGACAATGGTGAGATTGTATCATACAAGATGAAAACCGCAGGTAAGATGATTGACAATCAAATCAAGCTGGAAGGCTTGTTCACTGTTGTCATATATGCGATTACTGAAACGAAAGGAGATAAGACAGACTATTTATTCATTACGAATAAATATAAGAAGTATCCAGCTAAGTCTCCGGCAGGCATGTTCAGTGAGCTTAAAATGCCGAACAACTTAAAAACAGTAGTAGATAACATTAATGATTATTATAACTAAAAACATTAAGAATCATGGCAATTGGTGGAAAACAACGAGAAGAAAGAAACTTTGAACAGCCCAAGTATGTTGGCTTAGTAGAGGTGAGAGTAATTGGTATTAATCCTACGGCGGAAGAATTCGAGGCCTTGTTAGGCTGGGCTCCCAAAGAGGACAGTAAGCAATTGGAATATCTTGGCGAGAGCAAGGATGGAAACACCTATCTCCGCGTTGATGTTTGGATGGAGGAAGTCAAGAAAAGGAAGCGTGATGATGAAACTGAAGTGAATGAAAAGTTCAAGGTGAGCTTCTATCTGGAAGACAAGGAAAGGGAGAATAAGGACAATACGAGGAAGCAGTATATTAATACCGTGGGAGATTGTTCGTGGGCTTCCGATCCTGATGATCTTCCTGATTGGTTTAAGGAAAGAACTTATCGTGTTGCCTATAGTGGTGAAGAAGAGTTGTATAAATTCCTTCGCACTTGGTTAAACAAGCTCGATTATCGTAATGCTGAAACTGTGCTTGAATTGGAATGGAAAAAGCTCATGCGAGGCAATGTGAGAGAACTCAGGGAACAGATTAACGGAGAATGGGCTGCCAACGTTGTTGTTCTTGCTACCGTAGAGACTGTTGAAAAGGAAAGTGGAGTAGGTGAGTATCAGAGGATATATAACAGTGCTTTCCTGTCTCCCTATAGCCTTAAGTTCTTCAGGGCAATTGATTATATGAATCCTGAAGTGCAAGCTGGTCTTCTTACAAAGAAGAGCACTAAACCTCATGAGAAGTTCGTGATGAAGGTGACGCATCCTGAATATGGATGCAAAGATTTTTATACACTGAGGGACATTGAATTGTATGACTCTGCAAAAAACATGGCTGCATCGACAAAAGTCATCGCTGAAGATGACGGTTCTTACTAGTTAGTTGTTAATCAGAGCCCTCCCTTAAACAAGGAGGGCTTTTTTATTTCTACTTATGATAAAGGGAGTTAAAAAGTCAGAGTTGACACCAGCTACTATTCTTCAGCGTATTAGTTCCTATGACATCTTCAGATATTACATGGGTCATAGGAGATGGGAATTGAATAAAGCCACTAACAGTCCTTTTCATGTAGACGATAATCCTAGCTTCCTTATAGGTAATAAGAATGGGTATCTTTATTACATAGACTTTGCTGATACTGACAAGAGAGGAGATTGCTTTGACTTCGTTAAAGACTTGTTCTATCTTTCTTCTTTACATGATGCATTGTTGATGGTGGATAGGGACTTTGGACTTGGCATTGTATCAGACCACAATCTGGGAGAATACAAAAAAATAAAGGCTGAATACAAACAGCCTGAGGAATTGCTGGGAAAGAGGTATTCCTATATACAGGTAGTGACAAGGAAGTTCACAAGAGAGGAACTGGACTACTGGAATGATTATCATCAGGACATTGAGGATTTAAGAAGAGAAAACATTTATTCCATAGCCAAGGTATATCTGAACAGGAAGCTGTTCTCAATAAAGGAAACTGAAATGAGGTTTGGATACTATTATGACGGTCATTGGAAAATCTATCGTCCTTACGGGGATAAGAAGACCAAGTGGGTTCCTAATAATGTTCC